TCACTATTCAAGTTAACCGTGAATAGAATATCTCCTATTGTACTAGGAGTACTATATGCAATAGGAAATCCAAGAACTGGATCATCAGTGCCAACTCCAGGAGTATAACTGAACAACTTAGTTCCACGAAAATTAGAGCCAGAGTAATAATCACTATCACTTAAACTTACCCATTGAGCTGACGCTTCATCATATGAAACTATGTCATACATTGGATACTGATTTAATAAGTTCTTTTGTTGTGATTGATTCCATGTATTATCACTGTAATACCAGGAGGTACTATCGTATATCTGTCCAGATAGCACATATACTTGTCTGCCATCGATTACGGCAATACTGGTATCCGGAGTCAATGAAACTATATCACTTCCTAATGGTCCTGCAGGAACTAGATTGACTATATATACATTTTGCCTAACTGACGGATTTGTGTCATTTTTGAATATTATTCTTGCACCTTGATATAATGTAATACCATCGGTTAGTGATGTGTTGATTGCAGAAACCGATAACCCTTCAATTTGACTAAGAGCGTCTGTTGCGATAGAAACAATGTCAACTGGACCTATCGATACTGATCCACTGTTTATTAATTTTAAGTTTCCACGATATTCGATAATTGGTCTTTGTGCCCTAGTAACCGTGTTATCTGGCTGAATAGTTACGTAACCGAGATTCTGGGTAGTAGTAGTCAATACATCTTGGTGAAACCATCGGTTAGCTCTAGCCCACGCATTCAAGTCTCTACTATTACGTTCAATGGTTATATATTCAGGCAATTGGGCGCCGCCATTGAGTTCTGCGGCTACATAATTTATTACTGGCAATAATGCAATAGCTGATCCAACACCGGAAACGTAGTACTCATTGTTTTTGTAATTGTCTGGATATACAGTATTCCCAAAACTAATCTTTATACCGTTGGTGAATGTTACTCCGTTTGGAGACGTATATGTTTTTTGTCCTAGAATATCAGCAACATTTATATAATTTGCCGCATTTGTTTCGATTAAATTAATAATACCAACACTTAATGGATCTGATCCACTTCTGTAATATAGACGATCTGTTAACAATGTTGCTTTATCAGGCACAACAAAGGTGACAACTCCATTGTCTGTTCCGTTGTTAGTCACTCCTGATATAGTTCGTTGTGTTGGTGTAGCCGCAATACTAGATACTGTTTGAATCCAAAAATCCGTCGATCCCGACGGCACATCAAACTCATATTCGCCACCACGAATCAATGTTATTTCTGGATTAGTAGTAGATGTTTGGCTGAACTGATAACCATTATCATCTTGTGTTACAGTGTACGTTCCACTATCATATACGATAGTAGGAGATAATGGAATTGCATCTGGCCCATCTGGAATCCAGTAGTACTGCGTGTAGTTGACTATCTTGTCATAATCAACGAATGGATCCCAGCTATAAAATTGATTATTGAATAATCTATCATGATTTGTGACATTGGCGCCATCTAGCTTTAATGCATCAACAATTCCAGGATAATTTATGAAGTCCTGTGCTGTCTGCGTCTCTGGTTTTAAAAAGATAACTCCAGGATCTAACTGATAATCTCTTCGAGATTTTGTTGGCTCGACTACATATTTGTCATTTGGACCTACACCATATCCATATTTTTCTCCGATAAAGCCTTCAACTCGTTTAAGATCAGACTGACTCGTCAATAAATCCAACGTTGCATTTAAGAACTGTTGATTAGTGTGTGTCTTAAATATTTCCGGCAAAAAATCAATAGATCGAACTTTGTTAACCATATAAACCCTATTATCGTTATATATACTTATCTTATTAAAATAGTAGTATTTTTACCGTTGAAGATTCGAAGGAGTTAGCGAACTAATTACTGTTATATCGCTTACTGTTGCTCCGTTTACGAATATCTCATTCGGAGCTGAACGTATTTCGTATAAATCACCAAATGTTTGATCTGGATTATTAGACACAACAACTACTGAACTTATAAGTCCAGCTAACTGAACATGCAGATACGCTGACAATTCACTGAAGTAGAACGTGTCACCAAAGTCCCAAGTATCTAATGTAAAATAACTGTTGAGGGCCGCTAGCAGTGACGATCTTATTTGACTATCACTAGCAGTAGTCGCTGGACTCTTTACTACTTTAATTGTTCCTTGTAATGCTGGTGCAGCCTTAGAGCCAAATAATGGCTTAAATGTGACACTATTCAATATAATGCTATCACTCAACATTTTGTAATTATCTAGATTACTGTATTCTTGCTGTAGCTCATTGATAGTTGGCTTTGTAGGTTCTAACACTGTTCCCGTTGAATCATTGAGCCAATTTTGATATTGTGAGTAATAACCTTGAGTGACAACATACAAATCAATAATGTTAGTTGTTGCTGGATCTATTCTAGTAGTATTGCTACTATTATGTCTATATTGAAAATCTATATCGTTTCTACCGGTTGCCACAGAGTAACCACTGGTTACATCTGTTAATACCAACACAGGCGGTTGACTACCAGGTACAAGTGAGCTTTCGTAAAATAATCCAGTAGCAGTAGCATAAAATATAGTATTTTGTGGATACTCATACTTCACTGCTTCTATGGCAGCATATGTGGCATATGCATATATTACACTATTGACTGGCAATAACTGGTATCTATATAAATCATCCAGGTCTGTTATTATTTTGAAGAATACATATCGCTGTCCAGAAACTCCAACAATTGTATCAAAAAAATCAGGATCATAACTCACTCCAGTATTAACATCAACACTACTAACTTTTACCGCATAGTCGTCTGGATATCCATCACTTTCAACTTGTTGTCCTGTGACAAACAATGGATAGTCTAAGCTTAGAATAGGAGTAGAAGTATATGTTGGATAGTTTGGGTTAGAGTTTGTCTTGAATATGTTTATATAATCAGTTAAAACCTTTCCGCTTTTCGGATCAAATACTTTCTTTTCACGATCATATAAGAATCTTACTTCGGATACACTACCGTAATAGTATGTTCTATTTTTTATAGTAACTGTATACGAATCGTCAGCTACATTATACGTAAACAATATCACTGAATTAGGTATTAATGGTGTGCCAGTACTCAGACTCCATCTAGCCTGTGCGGCTGGGATAGTATTGTCATAATTTAACACAAACCCACTAGTTTTTAGTTCTACCAAATTCAATACTTCGCGAACCACAGAAGTTCCAAGAGTATTATCGAATGACGGGATAATTCCAGTAGCACCTGAGTTCGTGACTGGATTCCATGCTCCTACTGTGTTATCTAGATACGCGCCTGTAGGTATAAACTCACTCAATGTCACAGGTCCAGTGCCATTGCTTAGTGCACCAACTCCGTTGTTGTTTCCATCTCCTATAACATTGTTTACACCAACCCATATGTATGATCTGCCACCATTGGTTACTGAAGCACTGCCGTCTTGTAATCTATTATTTTTATCAAAATATTTACCAGCTGGTGCCAGAAACTTCAACTGTGCTCCTTCTGTTATATAGGTCATGTTTGTTGAATTTGCAGTGCCTACTGGAATTGGTACGGTGCCTGTGCTACTTTGTATATAAAAATACCCAGTAACTGATGTATCTGATACTGTTAATCTGTTCCAATAACATTTATTGTCGATAGATCCAGATGAATTGTATTGACCACTAAATCTTGTAAAGAATTCTAAATAGTATTGCGTCACTTCTGGAACTGCTAACAAGACCGGTAACGTTTGACTTAAGAATTCAACTGCTAGATTAATGTTCAACGCCGAAAAGGTGGCCGTAGATGAATCATTATTAACATATAATGCCCCATCATCGCCGAATACGTTAGTGCTACTATACTTTCCTGTTGGATCCAATAAATCTTGATTTCTACTTACACCAATACTACTACGATTCAATGCTTTGCTTTTGACGATGCTGTTATACAAAGTGAATGGGAAATTAGTGTAATCTTCACCATTTACCATACGATTTTGTGTATAATATCTGCTAGGCGCACGCTCTTTAATCTGAGTGAGTGATTCTCGTTGTAGCGCATTATTCACATTAGTCTGCAAACTAACAGTGAAAGTTAAAGTTTCTATTCGATTAGTTCTACTTACATATTGTAGATTTACTACGATTCCATTCATTTCACTTGGATTAATTGTGTATGTTAATCCATTGCTTTCACGCACGTATGCACTAAACGAACCAATGGGAATTTCTCCAAATACACCGTCACCAAATACATATGTAACCTGATCATTTGTTCTGCTAGCCACACTATAGATTTTTCTTGCGTTGGTTCCTTGTAAATTTGCATTTACAAAAATGTTGTCTACTTTGTTCCAATAATTTTGTATGGTTCCAGTTTCACTCAACCCATATAACCATGTATCAGTGTTGTTTATATTTTGTATATCAATTTGTTGAAAATTATTTTCAACTTGTTCTGAGAAATTAAACTTATAATTCTTTAGAGAACCTTGTTTGAAATAAAAGAAAAACCCTGTATTTGGACTACCGTATCCAAGCTTATCATTTCTATAAAGCATATTGAATTGACCACTGGGTGCTGGTGGTAATTCATAAAGAGCATCACTGTTTATACTAGTGGCGCTCACTAATTCAAAACCCATGTTAATGCCATCTACTTGTGTTGTATAAGGTACAACTGGCAATTGTCCACTTGGAGTATTAATGCTATACTCATCAGTCTTTATTCCTAAAATACTTTGCGTATTTCCTGGTCGACCTACTCGTTGACTATTTACCATAGCAGAGTTCACGATAGTGTTAAACTGCTCCTGCCAATTTGGATTAGCAGGATCGTTCCATAAAATTGTGGTATTTCCAAGATTAGCGCCATTTATATCTAACACGTTTTCAGTTGTTGCAACCGCTGTTATCTTTACTAATCCCTGCCCTGCTAGATTTCTTTTTGGTGTATAGCTAACTAAATTTGCTAATTTAATAACACTGTCGCGTCTTTCGGCAGTATCTATGAAATTCTCTCTTGCATTTAAGTCACTTCTAAATGCCAGGCCTTGGCCCATGAATGCCATTACATCCAATAATGCAACAAATTCACTACTCTCAGTATAGTCATTGAACGTTTCTGGATAATACTGTGTCAAATAATCAATGAAGCTCTTTCGTAGAGTCTCATAATCATATGACATAAAATCCGCTTCACGGTATGTTTGATAAATGCGTTTCCAATCATTTACACCAAAAAGTGCCGACTGTCTTGAAGATGTAGCCATTTTATAAATCCTTTACTTGTATTTATCATGCGTTTTTAGCGTGTCCACGCTCACATGATGCTGATTTGCACTAAGTAGCACTAATTTGAATTACTGTCCTGTTTGTTGGATACTGCCATCAAATCTATTCATGAAATATCCTACCTGCACCACGTCATTGAATGGGTTAACTGCTATTTCCAATTCCACTAGAATTCCATTCTCTCTGCTGTACACATCAATAGTGTTTAACACTATTCTAGGATCATTGGCGACTACTTTTCGTATAGCAGTTTCTAATGCTTGTCTAGTTTCTGTCGTGTTTGGTTCAAATACAAAATTTCTAATAGGAGATCCGTACCCTGGTTGGCCAACCTTATCGCCTTGATTAATGCTAAATGCATTTAACAAGTCTCTCAATACTAGTTGCGTGTCAGTTAGTTTAAATTTTTTTCCAATTTTAGGCGGATTAGTAATCGTACCAATGCCTCCATTGGAGCCAGGACGTGAAATAGTTCTGCGCTGACAAACATTATTTGTACTGAACCCTATATATGTTGGCATGATGTTTCTTCTTTAATTTATTTATGCGTAATAAGACGATATTCGATCATAGGTTGCCTGTGCTGCTTTTATCTTTATATCCAATGCTCCTATTTCTGAATTCACTTGTATAAGTTTAGACATGTATTGACTGTCTCCAGTATTGAAAAAACTAAATTCATATTCTCTACGCTGTAAAACTTTTATGTCACGAGCTGCGTTTAAATCAGACAACGCTTGTTGTGAATCTACTTGTGCGCGTTGATATTCGTCGGGGTCAGTATCAGGAGAAAATTCAGTAAATGTCGCAGGTGGTATTCTAGAGTCTGCACCAGTTGTTGCTTTGGATAATGTTGCGTTTATAGTTGCTTTATCAGGAAACGTGTTTGATGACAATATAGATGATTTTATTTTTCCAGGAATATTGCCTAAACTGTCCAGTGAAGCAGACACATTGCTGATTATTGAGTTTGCAGTGTCCTTGGCTTTGCTTCCAAGACTCGATGCGAGTTCAGAAGCTTCTGTTTTTATGCTCGATAAAGATTCGGTGGCGCCTGTACTGGATGTATATTTAGACACAAACGTTTTAATTGAAGTTTCTGCACTTTTTGCGAGATTTCCAAGTGATACTGCTTTTTCTGACAATGCTGTTTTTGCAGTTGATAATGTATTTGTAATAGTGGATCCAACTTGGCCAGCAAACGCTCCTAATCCTCCAGGCAATGCATTTACCCCAGTGTTGGTGGTCGATGGTGAAGAATTCATCGGTGATATGATATCATTTACATTTTGTATTCCTATATCACTCGAAATGCCTGATATAGCAGAAGATTCTAGTTGTTTTATGCGTTGCTCGATTGAGGCGACTTTATTTTCTGCTGCTCTTAATGCTGATCTAGAATCCTCTGAACTATTTTGTCTATCAGTTCTGGCAGTATCAGCTAGTTCTCTTTCAGCGGAAATCAATTCGTCTTTTGCTATTTCCACATCTTGATGTAGTTTGACTATCTTACTAGGTGCAGAGGCCGCGATGTTTTGTATGCCACCAAGTTGATTTGGAATTCCGGCTTTCAATTCACCAAAAGACTTTTCAGCAATGTTAAATGCATTTTGAGCAGCGCCGCTGAAGCCACTAATCAATGACTTTATGCCGCCGGTCACTGACCCAACAAATGAGGTAATACCAGAACTTAATGTTTTTGTTCCATTGGATATTATCCCGCCGATGCTATTTGCTATTCCAGTAACTCCACTTGATATTTTATCCGATAGACTAGCTGCGTATGTGCCACTGGCAATTGCACTGCCTATGCCGCTGGTGGCACCTCCCACGACGCTAGATATAGATCCTGCGTTCTTAAGTACTGAAATCACGGTGCTGGCTCCAAACATCGAAGCTGCCATAATTGCGCCGGATGATTGAATAGGTGTTTCTTTGCCAGTCAAAACTCCAGATTGTATCAAGGCACTAGATGAAGTTTGCAATGAACTACTCACTGCACCTGTTTGAGCAGTAACGTTAGCTATCAAGTTAGAAGGACTGGTTACTCCGAAAGATCCCGTCATTACTGTCGGAGATGCTAATTTATCAAATCCCAAATCAGGTGATAGTTGCTGTAATGATTTTACAAAGTCTCCTGCACCAGGTTTTATTGATTGTCCAGGCGCACTCAACTGAGATAAGGTAGCGCCTGCTATTCCAGGAATTATTCCAATATCTATTTTCGAGATTGATGATATATGATTTATGGATACTGCTTGCTGACTTAACAATGCAGTTGCGACCTGAGGAGTCAACAATGGGCCATTGGTAGATGTCTGGGTTGGCGCGGTAGCTAATATTGAACTTTGAGTTGGAATAATATTTGCATTCATCGTTGCTACCAACGCGGCTTGTACTTGTGTAGTAGGAACATTAGGAGTTATTGGTTGAACAAGATTCTGTATCATGTGTCTACCCCTTTATTGGCCGCGGCCCATGGCATATGTGCAGGAGCACGACTAGTCACGCTAGTTAATGGAGTTGGACTTGGATTCATCCAGCCTACGTTTTGACTGAATGTAGTATCGACGTGACTGACTTTTGTGATTTCAGATACAGTCTGAGGCACGGTACTACTTGAACCGGTATTCAAATGGATCTTTCTACCATTTTGATAGTTTATTCCTGCACTAGCGAAACTACTGTCTCCCTTACTGGCTAGACTCATCTGCTGATCTACCTTCACGGTAAATTTACCCATATGATAGGCAGAATAATTTTTACCAGTTCGAACGTCAAAATTTTTAACTGTCTCTATTTTAGTATTTTCAGAAAACATATTCAGGTTTCTGGTTGCGTTTAGATTTATGTCTCGATCAGCATGAAAATTTAAGTCACCATGGGTTCTTATATTCACACTGTTAGTGCTATACAAATCAATTGTGCCTTCTTTTCCTAATTCGATATAACTCTGTCCATTGCTGTGCATGATTGTTATTACTTGTCCACTGTCATTCATCATGATCATGTGTCCAGCAGATGTTCTGAGTCTAACTAATTGATCTTCACCCTTTATATTGCCATCGTCCATAACAATACTATGGCCACC